TCAAGCCGTGGCGCGCCGGGCCGTTTTCGCGGGTTTTGGCGGTTTCCCGCCGGTTTGCTCCCGCTCCAGGAGCAGGCCGAGAGCGTTCAGCGCGGCCGCCGAGGGCGGGCGGTTGAGCTCCCAGCCCTGGACGGTGCGCGGGGAACAGTCGCAGAGCGCGCCAACGTCGCCCACGGACAGCCCGAGCCGGGCCCGGATCGCCCGGAAACCGTCCGGGTAATCCATGACGTTGCCCGCATCGTCCAGGATGACCGGCACGCCGTAGTTGCTTGCAGGGTGGTGTAGGGTGATTTTCATTTTTCGAGGAACCAATCGGCCGCTTGATAGGCTGGCAGGCCGTCAATTATGTGGTTGCGCAAGGTGTCGATGACCGCATCGACGATTGCCAATCCGTCATCGTGTCCGAAAACCGGAACGCCCAGGTTGTCACAGAGTCGCGCCGCGAGACTTTCTGAAAATTTGGAGGTGCGGCCGTGTGCCGCATGATGACCGAGGCTGTGTGCGGTGATTGCGAAGTGATAGGGGTCTAAAAGTGGTGTGCTCATGGGATGTTTTTGATGGGCCGGACCGGCTCCCTACTGCCCCAGGGGATTCCGGGGGCAGTGTGGGAACTGGTTAGTCTTCGTTTGGGAGCGTGATTGTGACGACCGGTTCGCCGGAATCTCCGGGGCCGATGTGGAGTGCCAACGTCACGCGGCGCGGACGAACGCCACGCCCTGCCACAGGCACCCGGTAAAGGTCGAAGAGGCGCCGGGGATTCTCGCCCCGCCCACGGGCTGCAAGGCGGGCCATATAGACCACATCCCACAGGCGCCCCTCTTCGTCCTGGATTGTGTCTTTGCGGCTGTCTGTCTCCTTGTTCCACTCCACACAATCCGCCCACGCGCCGCATGTGATGGCTACGGGGACCGTGAACCCGGCTTCCCGGGCCGTTTCGCTTACGTCTACCAGCACGCCGTCCGCGATGGCCTGGGCGCGACTGTAGCTGTGGATTAGGTCGGCGTCGGAGAAAATCGGGGTGTGGTCAATTTGTGCGTTCATTTGAGTTTGCGTTTTTTTGGTTTTGGTTTTGGGTTTGTGCATTCCCTGGGCGTTGCGCCTTGGGTTTGCGTCCCCCGGTCAGCCGTTACAGCGGCTGGCCGGGGGTTTTTTGTTCCCCGGGGATCGAACCCGGGGCGGGTTGTTTATTCCTTGAACAGGGTGGCTGGGAGTTCCCAACCTTGGTCTCCGTCTGCGAATTCGATTTCCATCCGGGCTGCGTCTAACGCGACCACGCGGCCGTCGACGATGTTGCCGTCGTCGGTTACGTGTTTGACTGCGTCGCCGATGCGGAATGTCGTCTCGTCGCCGTGATAGTTTAGAGCGACTACTCCTGTGCGTTTGGTGGCGATGTGGGTGAGCAGCGCGTCGCGGTCAGGGTTGTCGTGCAGCCATTCGCCGAGGTTGTCGGTGATGAATTCCGCAGCGAGGTCGAACTGTGCGTCGTCCCAAGCGTTGCCGTCGGCCCATTCGTTGAGACTTTCTTTCGTGATGATCATCTCCGCGTCGTCTTCTCGGTCTGACGGGATGAAACTGACGTTCCAGCCATACTCAGGGCTGAGGGTGATGCACGTCTGGTTTGTGTTTGCGGACGATTCGATGATGCGGACGATTTGGGATTTGAGCGTGTTCATGGTTTGCGTTTTTTTGGTTGGTTTTTTGTAGGTCGCTTTTGGCTAGTGTCTCCCGCCGGAGCGGAGAGGTTTTGCACAGCGGACTTGCTATCGACATGGCACACTCTACGCAAAAAGGCGCAACAGGCAAGCGGAATGTTACTTAATTTTGCGCAATGCCCGCGAACGCTGATTGGGGCTTGATTTGCGGGCGATGGGCTCCGGCGCTGCGTCAATACAGTAGCCAGCCGTAGGCCCATTTCACTCCGTCGCGCCACAGTGCGAACACGATGAAGGCCGCCACGGTGATGAGATTCCAAACGCACCCCGTTTTAGCCGTGTGCGGTCCCTCTTTGTAACTGAGCCATGCAATCGGCGAAAACACCGAGGTAAACGAGAGCAGCCAATAGAGCCAGTGGTGGCTAACCGTTGGGTGGGCGGAAAACCGGTGGGCTATCGCGCTGCAAAACGCAGCCCATCCGCCCCAAAAGTAGAGTTGCGCACCACCAATGACCAGCGCGGCAGGGACCGACAGCAACGCGAGCAAGCGCGGGTGATTTTTGGTTGCTGAGGCCAGGAGGGAGAATGGGAACGCGACGACAGCGAGCACGACGCTGAACGCAAAAATGACCAGCCAGTCAGCGACAAACAGGATGAGGATGAAAGTCCAAAACATAGCGGTAGCGGATTGGGCGGAGTGTCTAACGGTGTCAGCCGACACAGCGTAAACAGCGACAATAAACGACACAAACGGTCATTTTTATTGGCCATCGAGTCGCAGAGGTGTTCTCCTGAACACATGCCGCGCAAGTCTGCCCGCATATCCCTGCCCCCTGAATTTGTCGCCGCGGCTGCCCGCTACGGTATTCACCCGGACGTGCTCGCGCTGCGCGTGCTGGCAGCCTGGTCAGCCGATCCGCCCGCAGAGCTCACAATACGGGCGGCCGTTTGTGCGCGGCGTCGACGACAAGCTGAGCGATGTCGTAGTTAACTCGCTTTAAGTCCTCCAGGCCTACGCGGGCGGCCAGACGCAACACGTCGGCACGCGAGATGCCCATGATCTCCGCAACGTCCTCCATGCGTTGTAGCAACGCCTCCGGGAGTATCACAGGGATCGGCTTGCCCGCCGGTCTCGGGTCGGGTCTGCGCCGTGGGGTTTTTTGTGTCATAGCACACCAAAAGTAGCACCGCCCGCGCCATTGCGCATCATTTTGGTTGCCTCGCATGTCCACGAAACGTATACACGTCGGGCATGAGCAACACCAATTGCCGTCCCATGACGATCCGCCTGGTTCCGGAGCAATACGACAGACTCCGCGCAGAGTCGGCCCGCACCGGGCTCTCGGTGCAGGACATAATCCGCCTCTGCATTGCGCGCTCGATTGACTCGTGGCACGCAGCCCTGGTCCCGACACAGGAGGTCGCGCAATGAGCGGCGGGGATATTTTTCTGGCGGTGTTCGTCCTAGGGGCGATCACGTCGCTGCTGCGCTGGCGTCTGGACGTGGCGTGGCGCGAGGGCAACCGGCAGGGGTTGGCAACGGGTTACCTCGACGGGCGACGCGCAGAGCGCGCCGACCAGGAGCGCATCCGGCAGGAGGTGGCGAGGTGAGATACGCGGTTTTTTCGGTTGGACATCGGAGAGACGAACGCGCCGGCCTCGTAGGCCTCGCGTTTTGTTTTCCGGACGCGGCAGCAATGGCCCAGCGGCGGGCCGCAGCGGGAGAAACAGTCTACCTACGATCTATTGCGCCGCACCAGGCGCAGAGGTTGGCGGAGATGGATATTGTGTCCCCGTGGGTGTTGGAGGAGCACCTGCCCGGCGAGTCCATGCCCTGGATGGAGCTGTGCAGAGAGCTGCAGGAGGTGCGGCCATGATGTTTTTGGTTTTTTCGTCCTACGGGAGCGACACCGGGTTTTTCGTGGGGTCGTTTTTTGACCGGGCCGACGCGTTGACAGTGGCCCAGAGTCGGAGAGCCAATGGTGAGGCCGTGTCTCTGCGCTCCCTGGAGGCAATGGACGCCCGGCAGCGGCTCTCGACCATGGCCGGAGCGGCCCGCTCATTTTTTGCGCCCATGGCATCTCTCCCAGGTGAGGAGGTGCCGCTATGAGCCGGGCACCCGCCATCGACGGACTGGAGATGATGTATACGCCCGCGCAGATCGCGGCGGTGTACCAGCTCCACCCTCGCACGATATCCCGCGAGATCCAACGGGGCAACCTCCGGGCCGAGTCCATCGGCGGAGAGCTCAGGATTCCGGCGAGCGCGCTCGTTGCATGGAGGCGCAACAACAATCCGCTCCCCAACTAGCACCCGTGCGGATCCTCGCCACCCCGCCGCACCGCCTGACACTGGCGCAGCTCCAGACGCTGCGCTCCCGGCCATCCATGGCCGACGCATACGCCGCCCGTTGGCGCGTGTGCCTGTTTTAGCGGCCCGCCCGCCGCCGTTCATTTTTTTTGCCCAAAAACAGGTCCCTGATGTCTCGACCAGATGACAGCCTCATAGCCCGACGCGCCGAGCAGGCAGCCGCCGCGCCTCCGCTTTTTTCGGCGGAGGTTATGGAGGCGCTGGCGAGTGCAGAGGCACGCGGGGAGTTCACGGGAGAGCGCCTGTTTTCTCAGAGGCCGGACATTTACAGAGCCGTTGTCGAGCTTCTCGGGCAGGGAGTTGGCGTGCGGCAGATCGCCCGGACGCTGAGAGTCAGTCACAACACGATTGCCGCCGTCCGTCACAGAGAGGGCGCAACTGTGGACACACTTAAAGAGCAGACCATTGCGACTCTGGCCCGGTTTGTCGGTGCGGCCTCCGAGCGACTCCTTGAGGAGGTCCAGACGATCAAACTCGAGAGCCTGCCCGTGGCGCTCGGCATTGCCGCCGAGAAGCTGTTGCTCCTGTCAGGACAGGCAACGCAGCGGATTGCGCACGTCGACGAGGCGCCACAAGTCCCAGCGTTCGCAGCCTGGCTCTCCGAGAAAAGAGCCGACGCCGTGGAGATCGAGAGCGAGACCGTTGCAATGGGTTTCTCTGGGCGGGAACGCGGACAAAGGGCCGCGGCTGCAGCGGCTGCAGCGGCTGACGCCGACGGCGCGGAGGTTTCGGCGCAACCGGTTGACCAGGGCAGCGGGACGGACGGTGCAGGCAGGGCCGCTGATTCAGAATCAGCTGCTTTTGGCGACTCGTCCAGAGTAGAGGCCTCGACTGATACGCGTTGTGATACGCCTTGCGCCTCGGAAACGGGCACGGCAGGCCCGGAAACGGCACCTACTCGGCGGCGGAAACGGCAGGCCTCAGAGGGGGGGCGGGGGTCGAGCGTTTCGTGACCCCCCCCATCCTAAGCAACCATCACCCCTTTCGGAATTTCTGACAAAGACACTCATGATTACCACCCTACTCGAACGCGACTTCGCAGAGGCCCTCGGGCTGCGCGAGGAACACATCCGCGCCCTCCGAAAGGCGCATCTCACCGAAGGCCTCCACTGGAAAAAGGAGGGGCGGGACATTGTGATGTCCGAGGCAGGGCAGGAAAAAATCCGCGCCGTTCTGGAGCTTGAAAAAACGCCCCAAAAAAAAGACGGCGCGGAGGGGTCGCCAGTGGCGCAGGGGGACGCACAGGGCGTGTCTGACCCCGTGCCCGCTGTGGTCACCCTCTGGGTGGTGTCCAAGCCGCAGAATCCCCGCGTGCTGTGGTGCAGCGACGTGGAGCCGACGCTGTGGGTGGAAAAAAAACCGCCCGCCCTGCTCACCGTGCGGGTGCGGTCCTCTGAGAATTTCCGGCCTCGGATGGCGCTCCGGGCCCGGCCGTGTCCCGTGCGCCCCAACACATTTGACCTCGAGGGCCGGTGCCCTCGCTTCCCTGGGAGATACTGACATGCACACGAAAATTGATCCGGAGTTCTACGACCTCTTCCACCATCTCCCGACGGAGACGAAGTTCTCGATGCTGTGGATGTTGACCAACCGGGGGCTCAATGTCGCGGGAGTCTGTTCGGTGACGAAACCCCGGTTTGAGTATGAGACCGGGGTGGACTGGAGCCAGTTCGGTCGGGCGTGCAAAGCGTTTGGGAGCGACCTGTATCTCCTACCAAGCCCCTTGCAAGGGGCTTCCGAGGAGCTTTGGAGGAGCTTACAAGGGGCTTCGGAGGAGCTTCAAAGACCCTTCGAAGGGTCTTGTAGCGATAGCGATTCCGGTCTGATGCCCACACGGTATTGGATCCGCAGCTACGTGCGTAAGCAAGTCGCCCAGGACGGCCCATCTCTTGCGAAAAGCAATGTCGCCAAGGCACTTGTGAGGGCGGTGTGCAGCGCGGACAGCCCCGAATTGCTCCGCGAGTTCCTCCTCAAATACCCCTCGCTTGACCCTCTCTTCTCTTCTGCATCCTCAGAAAATACCCATTCCGCCCCAAGCCCCTTGCAAGGGGCTTCCAAGCCCCTTGCAAGGGGGAAGAGAGGAGAGGAGAGTACACAGAGAGGAGAGGAGAGGCATGGAGAAGAGGGATTCCAAAGGGAGAGCCAAGAACCTCACGAACCCTCTTCTCCCGAAAATAAAAAACCCGGGGCGCCGGAGGACATCGCCACCGCCCAGGAAGTCCTTGCCCGACTCGGATCGCTTTTGGGCCGCAAAAAAAATCAGCGGGCTACCAACATTGAGGAAGTCCACGCCATGAAGGCCCACGTCTCCTTTGAGGATCTGAGCCTGGTCGAGGCCTGGTTCATGGCAAACGCGGACGATTCGAAGTTTTACCCGCCGCAGACCCTCGTTTCGTTCATCCAGAATTTCCAAGGGCAGGTCGATCGGGCTCGGAAGTTCTTCGCGCAGAACCCGGAGTCGATGCCCTCCGAAAGCACGGGAAAAAAATTCGGGCGCGCCGAGGAACCCCTCAACTGGCGGGAAGCCCTGCTCGAAAAATATCCCGGCGCCCTCACCGGCCATTGGCGGTCGTGGTGGGACGTGGACAAGGAGCTCCGCCGGGAGTTCCCGCAATTCCCTCTGCACGAGACCGTCGTGAAAAAAAACAACGCGGCCCCGGAACCCGCCGTCCGCGACCTCACCCCTGCCGAGGCCTAAGGCGAAGCCCTAGACCCATCACCGCTCAAAGACACCCTATGCAAAAACAGATCATCGACCTGATTTCAGCCCAGCTCAACCTGGCGTCCCTCAACGACAAACCCGAGGTGGCCGACGCCATGGCCGACCTCATCACCCGGATCCAGGCATCCGCACCCGCCGCCGACGGCCGCGTGTTCCGGGTCCTGGCCAACGGCGAACACACCCTCGTATCGGGAGAGGGCGTGTTGGAGCGGCTCGCCGCCGCCATGCGCGACCCTCGCCCGACGTTCTTCCTCATCACCGCATGAGCCAACGTCTGCTCCCATCCAGTCCGGACGCCGAGAAAGCCCTGCTCGGGTGTATGCTCATCGGCGGGCCGGAGATCATCGAGGAAGTCGGCGCGGCGATCCAGGTCGAGCACTTCCACACCCCGGCCAACGCCCTGGTGTTCCAGGCCATCATCGACATGACCGCCGCAAAAAAGCCGGTCGAGCTCATCGCGCTCACCCAGCATCTGCGGGACAAGAACGAGCTGGAATCGGCGGGCGGCCCCGGGGTCGTCACCGAGCTGCAACTCTTCATGCCTACTGCGGCAGACTGGCGCGAATACGTGCGGATCGTGCGTGAAAAACGGATCTTGCGGCGGATCATCAACCTCGGCACGTCGTTCGCCTCCCGGTGTTACGAGGAACAGGACAACACGGAGAACCTGCTGGAAGAATTTCAGGGCGAGGCGATCGACATCGGCGCCATGACGGCCGACGCGGAAAGCCTCCGTCCGGTGAGCAAACAGGAGGTGCTCGACGCCGTGGACCGGATCCAAGCGCGGTACAACCAGCGGGGCAAGCCGGTGGGGTTGGTCACGGGATTCGACGCCCTGGACAACATGCTCGACGGGCTGAAGCCCAAATACATTTACGTGTTCGCGGGGCGACCGGCCATGGGCAAGAGCGCCGCCGGGATCAACATCGCTGAGAACATCGCACTCGGGATCGAGGCGGCAGCGACCACGCTGGAGAACGACAAGCGGGCCGCCGTGGCGTTGTTCGCCGTGGAAATGACGCGGGACCAGATCGTGGACCGGATCCTGTGCGGCCGCGCCCGAATCAACATCGGCCGGCTGCGGGACGGCTACCTCTCCGACGCGCAGTTTCCCAAGCTCAACGCAGCGGCCTCCTCCATGATCGGGAACCGGATCGTTCTGGACGACACGGCGGGGCTCACCATCGCGCAGTTCCGTGCGCGTGCGCGGCGTGCGGTGGTGCTGCACAAGGCCAAGCTCATCATCATCGACTACGTGCAGATCATGAAAGGCAGCTCGAAGCGGGCCCGGGACAACCGGAACCTAGAGATTGCGGAGATCATGCAGGGGATCCGGGAAACGGCGAAACAGCTCAACGTGCCGATCATCGTTCTGGCGCAGCTCAACCGCGGCGCCGAGGAGCGCAAGGAGAGCCGACCGACCATGGCGGACCTGAAGGAGTGCGGGGCGATCGAGGAGGAAGCGCACGTTGTGGGCCTGCTGTACCGCCCAATCTACTACGCGAAGAGCAAGGAGCAACGGGACAAGATGCTGGAGAAATACCAGGCCGATCCCGACGCGCACGTCACCACCATGGACGACCTGGAGAACTACGCGGAGATCATCATCGACAAGCAACGCGACGGGCGGACGGGCACGGTGCGGCTGAACTTTGTCGGCGAACTGACCCGGTTCGAAAACCGGCCCGAATCGGCGACCTCAAACAACGAATACTGACCCATGCCTCACCACCCCATCACCCTATGACACCCGAACATCCCGAGCATCCCATTGTCACCCAGTCCGCTCTCGAATGGCGCACGAAAGCGTTGCTCAGAGCGGAAAACAAAAACACGAGCGAGGAGCAATTCGAGGCGGCGCTCATGCTCAAGTCGTTTGCCATGCCGATCCTCGAAACCGCCTCCAGGCTCGAACGCGAGGTGCTCCATTTCCTGAACGTCCAACGGAAAACAGAATGAGCCGCCACCCTCTGATCCGGCGGATGGCGCACGACCTGCAAAAACAAGTGCGCGACACCCTCGGCGCCCAGGAGACCGACATCCTCAAGCAGATCACCGAGGAGCTCCAAGAGAGCCGCGAGACCGGCGAACCCGTCACCATGGAATTTACCATCACCCTGCAAATCCAACACACCCCATGACAAGCGAAGCCATTGACCTCATATGGACCGAACGCGAGCGCCAGCTCGCCCTCGGTTACAACGCCGCACACGACGACAAACGCCCGCCGGGCGCGCTCGTGGACGCCGCCCTCTGCCACGCCATGACCCGGCACGGGCACAACGTCGCCATTGCCAAAAAGCTCTGGCCGTATGCGTCGAAATTCACACCCGCCCCCACGCAGAAAGAAGCGTTGATCCGGGCCGCCGCGCTCCTGCTCGCTGAGATCGAGCGGATGCTCCGCAAGGAAGGGGGCGCGAAGTGAGTGAACATTCGAACGCAGCTTTGACTTTGTGGAGCCTCTTGTCCGTTGGATTTGTTTGTTGGCGTTTTGCCTACCAACGAGGTTTTTCGCGAGGTTTCGACAAGGGTTGGGATGAGCGCACACGTTGTTGCCGGCATTGTTACGACAAAGAGGAAGGGGGCGCGCAATGAGCGAGGAGACCGCCGACGACTTCGATCTGATAAAATTGGAGATCATCCGCGAGGAGTCCGCCGTCATCACCGTCAAAGTCCCGAAAGGACATTCAGGGCCACCGCCCGACATCTTCCAAGACCCGACGCTCGGGTCTCAGATTTTCGATGCTCTGGAGCCGTTAGAGTGGATTTGCAACGACTTACGAATGGGCCTCTGTTGGGACACACACCGTCCGGGAGTGCATGTGTTCGACGCACGCCCTTTGATTCAGAAGGAGGGCGCGGAATGACCCCGGACACAATCGACTTGATCACCATCCCGGCGGCTCTTTTGGCCTTGGCCTACCTGTTCGCCTTTCACGCCGACTAACCCCTTTACCTCTGCGGGCAAAACGCCGGGCGCGTGCCTCCCAAAGGCTGTGAAGCGCGTCTTCCGAGCCGACCGGCTTGGACGCAGAGACCTTTCCAAACAACACCAACACCATGCCAAATCTCAACAAAGTCATGCTCATTGGGAACCTCACACGGGACCCTGAACTTCGCCGCACGCCCCGCGGCACCGCCGTCACCCAGCTCGGGCTGGCGGTCAATCGCTCGTGGAAAAACGACGCGGGCGAACAACAGGAGGAAACCACGTTTGTGGACGTCGAGTTCTTCGGACGCACCGCCGAGGTTGCCAAGGAATACCTCGCCAAAGGCCGGAGCGTTTTCGTCGAAGGCCGTCTCAAGCTGGACCAATGGGACGACAAGGACACCGGCCAGAAACGCCAGAAAATGCGGGTCATCGGCGAGACGCTCCAGATGCTCGGGGGCAAACCGGCAAACGCGGGCGGTCAAGCCGCCCCGGCGCCCGCGCCTGGATCTGCGGCCCGTCCGGCAAGGCCCGCCTACAAGGCTCCACTCGACGAGCTAGACGACCAATCCGACATCCCGTTTTAATCCATGGAAACAAAAATCAATTCAGAGAAAATCATTTTCCCGGAGGCGCTCAATAAATGGATGGGTCGTCAAGGATGGGCGTATGACGGCAATGAACTGTGTTACTCAAAACGCGGTTATTCTGGAAAAGCAACGCAAGTGCTGCGGGCGATGCATGTCCCTTTACCAGCATCCCACCCGTATTTCGTGGAAATTGCATCAAATGTAGGGGCGTCTCACGCGGAGCTCGTGGAGACTCTTTTCGAGTGGTCGCAAGAGTTTCTCAAAAGCGCGCAGATTGCGGCAGGTCCGGAAGAGCACAAGGCGAACCGTATCCTGATTTCTGCAGAAGCAATAACGGGCTGGCTGAGTCGGAACGGGTGGGTTGAGACTTCAGTCGGAGGACGCACGTGCTGGGTCCAAAGATCCCGGCCGATCGCCGAGTTCCAGAGCATTCTTGAGCATCTCCAACGGTTTCACGGCCCGTATGTGACAGCGGAAGACATCACGGCGTTCCTCCATCCAAAAATCGAATTTCCAGACACATGGATTACTGCCGACATGCCCTTATTGGAGATGTTGTCGAGGCAAACAAAAACGCCGCTCGACCAGCTGATCACTGCGCTGCGGGAACGGACAGAAAACACGGACCATCACGGATGAACGTCCCCCACATCTCCCACGAAGCTGTTGAGGAATGGATTCTCGAACAGGGGCTTTACATGATGGGTGGAGGAAATGAACCGATCTGCGTTGTTCACTATCCCAACAGTGTTTATTTCAACGAACGTCCGTTCTATCGACTCACCGACACAGTGTTCCAAGACTTTGCGAGTCGGAAAGGTGTCCTGGTGAAAGAAATCGTCGACGAGTTGGTGAGCCGAACCCATCGGAAACTGGTGGCCGTTCACGGGAAAAACTGATGACCACAGATCCCACCTGTCCCACCTGTTCCGGGCCGATCCGTCCCGGGCGCACCTACTGTTCTGCGGCGTGTTACAACCGCCGGGCCCCGGTCCAAATGGAATCCATGGAGTGCCCCGAATGCCGCGGCCAGTTCCTCCGCAACAAGAAGAGGCCGACGGTTTACTGCTCGACCGCGTGCAGCATCGCCGCCGTCGCCCGGATGAACAAGGGCCGCACGGCCAAGAAACTCCACCAACAAACAGTCGGACGCGGCACACGCACCGTGTTTGAACCCCTATGATCCCGCCTTTTAAACCTCACCCCATGGTGCCCATCCCGGCAGAGGCCGAGATCGACGCGCTTATCAAACGCGTCGGCATCGACCGGGCCGCCGTGATGCTGGCCGAATACGAGGCCACCCGGTTGGAGCGGATCCGCAAATCGATCGAGGACCCGTTCCATCACGGCTTTGTCATCGAACCCTCTTGGCGGGACGCCGACCGGCTTCTGTCCGACGGGGCCGGATTGCTGTGCATCTTCGGCGGGAACCGCGCAGGCAAGACCGAGTATTGCGTGCGCAAAGCCGTGCAGACGTTGGTGAACGGATTCGACAAACGGGTGCTCATCCTGCACGAGGCCGAGCCCACCAGCATCGAGCTCCATCACAAGGGCGTTTACAAATACCTCCCCAACGAATGGCGCGGGCTCAAGCGGAGTCAGACGGCCAACATCAAATACGACGACAAGAACGGCTTCTCGAACAACAAGTTCACCACCCCCAACGGCGGGGTGTGCATGTTCGGGTGTTACTACCAGGACCCGCGCATTTACGAGGGGCTCGCGTTCGATCTCATCATCGGGGACGAGAACATGCCGCTCCGGTGGTTGGAAGGGCTCAAGCGCGGATTGGCCGACAGGAACGGGAAATTCCTCTGGCCGTACACCGCGATTGACGGGATGACCCCCGCCATCAAGGACGTCACCGCCGGGGCCGTCACGATGCAGAGTCTGCCGGTCGATCCCGCCGTGTTGTCGCCGGAAGAGATCCACGTCGAGGACTGTCCGCCGGGCCACATGCCCTACATTCAAAAAGGCGCGGGCGCGAACAACTGGATCATCTACTTCCATTCCAAGCTGAATCCGTTCTGCAACTACACGCGCCTGGTTGAGGACTACGGGCACAAGGAGAAGGTGGTGCGCGAACGCCGGTTCTACGGGTATGCGCGCAACACGATCCGCACGACGTTCCCGAAGTTCGGCGCGCACAACATCATCGACGAACGGCTCGTGCCGCAGAAGGATGTGAGCCGGTATTTGATCCTCGACCCCGCGGGGGCCCGGAACTTCTTCCTCATCTGGGTGGCGGTGGACAACGCCGGGCGGCATTTCGTTTATCGGGAATGGCCGGACATGCCCAGGCACGGCGAATGGGCGTTGCCCAGCGAGGATTCGCGGAAATGGGACGGCGCGCCCGGCCCGGCTCAGCCCGCGCTCGGGCACGGGGTGAAGGAATACAAGCGGCTCATCCTCGAGGAGGAAGGCAACCGCTGGACGGGCGCGGCGTGGGACGAGAAAGGCGAATGGATCGACACCCGCTACATCGATCCCCGGTCTGGCTCGGCACAATCGGTGGCGGAGGACAGCGGTGGAACGTCGCTGATCGACCGGTTCGCCGATGAGCAGACCGACGCGAAGGGCGTTGTGGACGGGCCCGCGCTGTATTTCCTCCCGGCTCCAGGCTTGCGGGAGGAGGAGGGACTGGGGGCGATCAACAGCCTCCTGGACTTCGACCGCACGGCGCCCATCACGGCGCTGGTGAACGAACCCAAGCTCTACGTGTCGCGCCGGTGCGCGAACGTGATCTGGGCGATGCAGAACTACACACAGCACGACGGCGAGAAAGCCGCGTGCAAAGACCCGATCGATTGCCTGCGCTACATGGCGACGGCCGATCTTCAACACACCCCGGCAGATCAACTCAAAGGCTTCGGTTCCCGAGGCTCGTACTGAAAAATGAACACACCCGAACTCATGCGCCGGCGCGACGTCATCGCGCTGATGGAACGCTCCGGATTCCCCAATGCGGAGTATGTGATCGAACGTCTGATCGCCACCGGGGCGTTGCCTCGCAAAACATTGCCCATCCCCGGCACCCGCGGCTGGTATCTCAAAACCGACGTTCTGCGCGTTCTTGGAATCAACCCACAATGAAAACAACCACCCGTAAAAAACCCATGCGTAAACCCGGGACCAAACCCGGGACCAAACCCGGGACCAAACCCGACCGGCCGGTGATCCGGCTGACCGGCGAACAGCGGCTCTCGGATGAGGAACTCCACGATGCGCTCTGCCAACTGCACGAGGGGCATCCGGTGCTGCTCGCGGTGCGGCAGATCCTCACCGAACACATCGAGAACGCCATGAGCCAGGTGAGCCGTCCGGAGTTGGCGGAGTCGCCCGGGGCGCTGGCGCACACGGCGGGCGGGTTGGAATGGCTGCGGTTTTTGGCGCAGGATTTCGAGGATGTGCGAGCGGGCCTGCGCGCCACCCGCCGCAGCGCGGCGCAACCGGAGGAGGGGGTATGAGCGTTTGGCTGCCGCTGATTAAACCCAGAAAATCCCGAGCCAAGTGGCGAAAGGTCAACAGCAAGCGAAACAGCTCGTGCGCGTTTCCTCTGGAGCGGCTCAACTGGTCGCACTGGTGGACGAACCCCATGAAAATCGATCTTCTTGACGAATACCAAGACGACTTCTCGACAACGCATCACCACAGGGTGAAGAGTTACATGTATCTTCTGGTCGAGGCGGATGATGGAACGGTGCAGAGAGTGTATTGCAAACACGCCGATGTCCCTCGCGTTGGAGTGCGAAGGGGCACATTGTGCTGGCTCATCGACTGCGCCGTGCAACCGGAGGAGGGGGTATGAGCGAGGCCATCCCAGGCAGTGCCATTTCCGAGCTCACCGAGGAAAGCCTCCATGCCCTCTTGCAACGAGTGTATGAGCAGACAGAAGGCAGCCCCCTGTATGATCCGAAGGCAATAGCCGAGCTGGCCAGAAAAGCCTCGGAGGCGTGGGAAGCCGTGCCGGATGCAGAAGCCTGGTTGAGAGAACTCAGAGGCGGAACACCCGGAGGAGGGGGTATGATCCCGAAACAGATTTCGGGATCATCCTCGCCGCCTTGTAAACATGCAAAGGCTTGAGTTTGGGCACTACAACACGACCCGCAATTTTCCAGAGGGGGAACGCGGCGAAGCTCCATTTGTGGACGCATTAGAGCGTGCTATGACTGCGCGGGTTGAGCGTTGGGAAGCTCAGTTCCACTCGGCAGTGGGAAGGGAGTTTGCGTTGCACGGATACGGGCGCGCAGACTTGCTTTGGGTGACGTTGCCAACCTTGGACGATTCGGGCGTCACACTCATGGCGATTGAGGCGAAGCTTAAAGACTGGCGGAAGGGTTTCGCGCAGGCGTTCCGATACCGTTATTATGCCAACCGCTCGGTTCTTGTGTTGCCACCGGCTGCGGCTGAGCGGGCGCTCAAATTCGTCCGAGACTTTGAGCAGTCCCGCGTGGGTCTTTGGGAGTTCGACCAAACCACCGGCAAGATCCACGAACATTTCACACCATACAGCACGGAGCCCTTGAACATGAGGGCGCGTGCAAAAGCCGTTGCCGCTCTGTCGGCCGCTGAGCACGGAGAGCTGTTAAGCATTCCTTGACAGTTCCCGAGGATTCCTCGGCAACTCATCCGCCAAAGGCGCAGGGCTTTGATGCTCTGCGCCTTTTGTCGTTCCAGGGGCTAACGAGCATTGTTTTCCCGGTTTTCCGTTGTTCTCAGGGCGGCGGCTTGAAGGGGCCTCGGGCAATCCCCCATTGCTCCCCTCATGCCGAAGTTTCTGCGCGCACTTCCCATTGCTTCCCGCCTTCACGGCCGGGTCGCCCCAAGCGCGTTGACCCACTCAACCCCTTGGAGGGTTTCTCCATGACCAACGATCTCATCGCTTTGCTCGACCCGCAGGAACGCGAGTTTCTCGGCCAGCAAACCACCGCAGCAAATCCGACTGATCCGACCAATCCGACCGATCCGACTGATCTTCAAGATCCGACCGATCCGACGGAGCAGCCTGATCCGACCGATCTTCAGGAGCCGACCCCGGAAGCCGAGCCAGAACAGAAGGCCCAGCCCGAGGAGGAAGACGAAATCGCCGAGAACGATCCGCGCGCCATCGCCAAGATGCTCAAGCGGATCAACAAGCTCACCGCCCGCGCCAAGACCGCCGAGGAGACCGCCACCAAAGCCGCTGCCGACGCAGTCGCCCAGGCCGTCGCCGAACGCGACCAACGCATTGCCGAGCTCGAAGCCAAACTGGGCAACGCTCAACCCGCCACTGCTCCCACCGTTCCGCCGTCTGCGGACACCCCGCTGGCCCACGTCGAAACGCCAGGACAGTTGCAGGAAGAAATCGCCCGCGCCAAACGCTTCCGCGCCTGGGCCCTCGCTCACTGGGACGGACTCGACCCCGAAACGGGCGACCCGGCCGAAGTGCCCGACGGCCAAGGCGGCACCCGCACGGTGACAGCCGCCGAAGTCCGCGCAGTCTTTGCGCGGTCCGACGAGGTGCTCACCGAACACGCCCCGGCGCGAGCGGAGTTTCTCCGGCAACGCACCGAACAAATCGAGCTGGCGCGCACGGAGTATCCGGCGCTCTTCGACACGAAGAGCGACGAACACCGGCTCTTCCAGCAAGTGCTCCAGGCGTTGCCCGAGATTCGGCGCTTCGCCGATCCCGAGGTGTTCGTGGGCGAATGGCTCGAAGGTCACCGGGCCCGGATGCAGCGCGGCGAAACGCCCAAGCCCACACCCATCAAACAACCCGAGCGCGCACCTGCTGCGCCGGTCACCAAAACGCCCGTGCCCAAAGTCGCCACCGACAAACTGGTGAGGACCAAGGCCCTTGAAGAAGTGTTCCAGAGCGGCGGCAGCTCCGACGCGATCGAGCGGTTCTTCATGGCCACAGCGAGCCGGGCATAACCAGACCCTGTTTCTATGCCTTACACCAACCAAGTCGCCCAAGTCGGCGCACGCGAGGATCTCTCCGACATCCTCGCCGTGGCCGATGCCAAGCAAATGCCTTTCATGTCGAAGCTGCCGAAAGGCGACACTCCGACCAACATCATCTACTCCTTCCAGGTGGACCGCTACGCGGACCCGAAGGCGGGCGGGGTGCCCGACGGCAAAGACGTCGACACCTTCTCCAACTCCGCCGAACGCCGGGCCCGTCTCAGCGCCCGGTGCGAGGTGTACCGTGAAGCGCCCATGGTGGGCTTCATCGCCGAGAACGTGCAGACCGTCGCGGGAGTTCCCGAGCGCGAGTTTGCCCGCGCCAAGCGCAAGAGCATGTACGAGATCAAGCGCAACATGGAGATTGCGATGCTCTCCAACCAGGAGTCCGCAGAGGACAACGGGCAGGACGGCAGCAAACAGCGCGGCTTCCAGAAATGGGTTCAGTCCGCCGTGCAGACCGATCTGCCCATCACCGACGCGGCTTATCGCACCCCGGCGGCGAGCATCTACAGCGGCGCAATGACGGACTTCGACGAGGACGATTTCCGCGCCATTCTCCAGAGCCGGTACGAGCAGACCGGCGTTGCCAAGGAACTCGTGTTGTTCGCGGGCACCCAGGTCAAAAACGCCATCACCGACTTCGGTCGGTATGCGCCGAACAAGGCGAGCAACACCGTGATCCGCCAATTCAACGGCGAGCTCAAGGACCGCGCCTTTGTGACGGCGATCGACCTCTACGAAGGCGACTACGGGGTGGTTGAAATCATCCCCGACCTGTTCGTCGGCGCCACCACGGGGGGCGGCACGCCCAACATGAAACACGCGGCCCTGGTGGACATGGAGTTCATCGAGCTGCGCACCCACACCGCGCCTTACTTCCGGCCCTTGCCCGACGGTGGCGGCGGCCCACGCGGCGTCATCGACGCCATCGTGTCCCTCTGCGTCACCAGCCCTCTTGCCCACGGTAAAATCGCCGCTTCCTAAGTTATGAGCCAAGTCATCGAACTTCCCATCGAAGAGAAAGTGTCCACCGGGTGCAGTCACCTCATCAAGGTGGACCACACCGACCTGACCGAGACCACCGCAAACACCGCGCAGGCGGTCAACATCGCCCTGGCCGCCGGGTATGCCGTGGGCGACGTGGGCCTGTTCAAGCTCAAGACCCCGTTCCGCAACAGCGCGGACGCGGCCCACAACACCACCACGCTGAGCATCGGCGACAACGCATCGGCCACGACCTGGCGGACTGCGGCCGAGCTCAACGCCAACGGGAGCAAAGTGGATTTCGGCGTGTTCACCGCGACGACCGGCAAAGCCTACACGGCGGCCGACACGTTCAAGCTCACGTTCGGGTCCATGTCCGCAAAGAACCTCGCGGCACTCAATGAGGGCGAGGTTCACCTGTTCGTGCAGCTCATCAACCTCAACAAGGCGTCCTAACCGCTTCCGCGACCCAAAGCCGTCCGGGGTGAGATCCACCCCGGGCGGCCCCGCTTTATGATCCAACAGATCGACTGGAACGAGGAGCTTGCCCCGCTTGCGGCGGAGTTTCGCGCTGGCTGGAACGCACGGGCCGCCATGGCCGAGGTGCAACAGGCGCAGATCGCCGCCGCCAACGAACGGCTTCAGCGGGCCCACGTCGAGGGGTTGGGTCAATGCACGCTCTCCGTGCATCCGGACATTTATTTCGGGCTCGAAGCGCTGCACGGCAAAGGGTGCTGGGCGGACAAAGATTTCCGGAAACGGTATCTGCGCGACAACCCGCATCTCCGGGTGAAGAGCCAGAGCAAGAACACCACGCTGCGGGTGAACGGACTCCGAGCATGACGTCGCCGAGTCCCCAACAATGCAAAGCCATGAGTGTGCTCGGGTTCCTCCAGGTGCCCGCGCCCGAAGGCAAATGCGCGTGGGAACTGGAGGGGCACATCATTGAACTCGAACCCGACGCCGAGCCGCGGCTCCGGAAGATCGTCGAGGAACTGCTCAAACGCGAGAAAGCACTGCGCCGATGAGGACCGTCACGTTCAAGAGTGTGCTGCACGGTGTCGCCAGTTCGCTGGGGCTGGATCCCGCAACCAATTTCACATCGGCTCAAGCCGAGGGTCTCACCCGGTATATCAACAAACATCTCCGCAGGGCTTGGGAGATTTATCCGTGGCCGGAGCTGACGATACGCGAAGAGCGGTTCTTTCGGGCCGCCTACAACGCCGCGACCACCTACGGGTTGGGGGCGGAGGTGTATGGGAACGGCGGTTACTACGCGTCGGCCCAGGCCGCGAACACCAACCAACTGCTCACGAACACCGCGTGGTGGACGCCGCTCACGGAGTTCTCGCGGTATATCGACCTGGAGCAGACGGGCAAAACACCGATCGGCGAGGTGGCCGAGGTGTGGACCACGCAACCCTATCTTTCGCCGTCGATGGATCGAGTGGTGCCGTTCCGAATCGGCTCGGACAGGATCGAACTGGACCCCATCGGGGTGCTCTCGGCTTGGGTGGAATATCGGATCCGACCCAGTGAGATGAGCGCCACCACGCATTCCACGCTCACCACGTATGCCGCCGGGGATCGTGTGTATCTCGCCGCCACGGGCCAGACATACAGGGCCCTTGCGACCAACACCAACCAGGTGCCCAACGTCGCGCCGACTTTCTGGGCGGTGGAACCCTTCCCGTACGTGCTCGCCCCGCATGTGACGCACGCCGCGTATGCCGACGCCCTGCGCGAGGACGGGCAACACGACAAAGCCCGCATCGAACGCAGCGAGGCCGAGAGCCTGCTCGACGATGAGATGGACAAAGTAAACCAGCAGCAACGTCAAACCGCCCGCGCATTTGCGCGTCTGGCCTGATCCACACATTTTATGAAAAGCCTTATTTACGGTCACACCTCCACGGGCAAAGCGTTGCCGGTCAAAGTCGACAACGACGGCGCCCTCATGACGGGGAACGTTGAGACGCCCTTCCGCGAGACGTTTGAATCTTGGCCCTCTCCGGAATGGACCGAGACCAAAGCCCCCGGCGACATTGTGACCGTGGACGGCAACGCCCTCGGAGCGTCGTACCTTGCGATCTCTCTGAGCCCGCTGTACGCCGGAACCGAGACGTTTGTCGATACGGTGGACACGTTCAGCATGCCTTTTGATTTGGCGGTGGGGTTGCACCTCAGTCAGAACACATGGGGTCAGGATTGTTCCGTGGAGTTCATCGACGTGGACGAGATCCCGGCGGTGGCGGACATGGAGATTTCCGCGATTTCTCAGACCACTACGGTTTTGACCGTGGACACCGTGCTCCCGCACAACCTAGTCCCAGGCAAACGCATTGGGATCCGGGGGTGCGCCAACGCGGTGGTCAATTACCCGTCACTCGTTGTGGCGGCGATCGCCAGTCCCACGCAGTTCACCGTGACCGGCGGTCCGAACTCCACGTTGCCGTCACAGACCGTGACCAATCCGGCCGGGGCAAAAGGGTTTGTGTATTTCCGGCCCGCGCTGTCCAGCCGGCGCAACGGAACCGCCCTGCATTTTGAAAGCTCGACCGCCACGCTCGGGTTCACTTATGCCCGCGCTTCTGCCGGGGACGCGCTCCCGTTTGCATCGGGCTCAGGCAACGCGGTCAACGCACGGCAGGCAACCACGGTGGGCACCACCGCCAGCGTGCCGCTCGTGGCCAGCTCGCCCTACACGTATACCTTTACGCCAACCAACGAATACCGGATGACGCTGATGGAAGATCGGCTTCAGTGGTCAGATACCCCGGTCGATTCCATTGCCCTTAGCAACGCCCGCGTGACGCGGACGCAAGTCGTGCCGAATCCGGCGAAACGTTACCGGGTGCGCTTGAAAGCGCGGAACGAGCCTTCGCTGACGGTCCCGTCCGCGCAGGTCGTGACGGTGAGCAAAGCGGGGGCAACCACCGCGACCGTGGTCACGGCAGCGGCGCACGGGTTGGTCACGGGCGATTTGATTGTGGGTTACGGGCAACGCGACACCGGCACCGGTTTTTATCCCGCGCTGACGACACCCGCAGCGGTGACGGTCGTTGACGCGACCACGTTTACGGTGGTGTGGGGAACCCTCGCCACCAACACCAGTTTCGGCGGCTATATCGCCAAGGTCAACGCGGCGTGTCCCGTGCCAGGAGCCGTCTCGCAGTCGATCCAATCGGCGGTAAAAACCACCTTGGCGGACGGCCAACACCAAGTCGTTCTCGTGGGTTCGGCTACTTGGGCCGGGGGCCTTGTCATCGGGGACGAAGTGGAAATTCTTGGTTGTCGGGATGCCGTCAACGGCCTGACCAGCATCGGGATTGACGGCACCTGGAAGGTGGCGAACCTTGCGACGACCACGCTGACGTTGGTCAACGTCCCCGGCTCCTCGCCGACGGTGCCCGATTTCGCCTTGGTCAACTGCGGAGGGGCCGTCATCAAACGCACCACCATGCGGGTTTCGTATTTGCGGCCAACGGAATTTGAGCGCCAGCGTGTGGAAATGTTGCCAAGACCCGCAAACGATGCTGCCAGCTCGGCGCCTGTTTCCGGCACCGTGACGGTTTCTTCGGGAACGGTTGCCTCCGCTGGCACGGTGGCGGTAGACGCCGCGATCGGCAACCCCGTCACCGCCGGTCTGCGGGCATCCAACGCCAACATCGCCGCCATGTCGGCCGCCGGTGACAGCGTTGGCTGGCTGGGCACGATGATCGGCGCGGGCATCGTCAAACCTTACGCACTTCCCGAAGCGCAGTTCGACGCGTCCCTCGCACTTACGACCACCACAGCCGCAGCCATCGCAGCCGCCGCCGGCGCAGGAATCAAGAGGCACCTGGTCGCCGTTCAGGCCATCAACACCGGCGCCGCCGTGGTCGACCTCATCGTCTTGGACGGCGCAACCGAACGGTGGCGCTTGCCGTTGCCGGTCAACGTTCCGGTGGACGTTGAGTTTCCCACCCACCTCACCGTCACGGCCAACACCGCGCTCAACGCCAACCTCTCCGCCGCCGGCACCGTCCGCGCCAACTTCCAGGGCTACACCGCTCCCTAACAATCACTTATGAAACTCGTCTCCATCGCCATTTCCTACCCCGCCGGGTCCGTCACCTGCCAGTGTATGCTCCTGGTCCAAGACAACCCGGTTGTGGTCCCGTTCACCGTGGCCGAGTCGTTGCTTTACGCAGCGGCCGCAGATCGCGGCGCAGACACTTGGGAGAACGAAGACGTCTGCCTCGTGGGCTCGCAGATCGTCGGGCAACCCATCACGCTCTAATGTCCGCCGACCCGGATCTCCTCCATCTGCTTCCCGAAGCGGGCCCCACGGTGCTTTTGGCCGTGGCGGTGCTGGCCCTCTGGAAACGGGACGAGAAACGCGACAAGGAACGGTTGGAGATCGGCACCCGGCGCGATGAACGCATCTCGGCGCTGGAGGCCAAGCAGGATCAGCACGCTTCCCAATACCGGGAGCTCGCAGAACGAATGGCCGATGTGGTGTCGGAAACCAAACACGTCATGGAGAAGGTGCTCCAAAAGCTGGGATGAACCGCTGGCTGGTGCCGTGGCTCGTGGCTGCGGCCCTCGCAATCCCAGGCGCACGGGCCTGTCGCCAATGTTACCGCGAATGCACCGGCACCCATTGGATTTCCAGCAGCGGGATCCGACACAACAAAGACTGCCGTTATTTCAAGAACTGCCGGGGCCGACTCGGTCCATCCAACGAATGCAAACCATGCAACCTTTGCGGCGGATAACCCGGTTCTCGGGAAGCGCGTTCACCCGGCAACTCGCACGCCGGGAGATCCTCGACCGTGGGCTCTCTCTCAAGTGGTGGAGCGAGTTCCAGCAGGATCTCCCCGTTTACACCGTGGCAGCCGCCGGGTTTGTGATTCCGGCGGGGTTCATGACCGACGGCGCCAGCGTGCCCCGGGCGGTGTGGGCCGTGTTGGCCAGCTCCGACCCCGATATTCTCTACCCGGCGTTTGCCCACGATTACCTTTACGCCGTGTGGGGGAAGATCCCCAACGGGCTCACGCTCACCCGGCAGCAATGCGATGAGACCCTGCGCGAGCTGATGCTGGCCATCGGCGCGCCCGCGTGGAAAACCGCCCTGGTGTATGCCGCCGTGCGGGCCGGGGGCCAGGCCGCTTGGGACCGGGACGACACCAAGAAACTCATGTTCACCTGATGCCGCTCTTGCACCGTCACATTCTCGCATCCGCCCTGCTCGCCTTTTATCTATGGCTGACTCTCTAATTCTCCCGCCCGCACGGCCTAGGCTCACCGCCGACGCGGTGCGCAAGTTGCTCGCGCATCACGGCGTGACCGAGGCCGTCGCCATGCTCGGTGTGCGCGGGTATTACCGCGACACCATGGGCGTGCCCGGCGAGAACGACCGGGGCATTTACGACGACGCGATCTTTATCCAGGCTCCGGCCGTCACCGCCGCGTTCAACGCCAACACCGACCCCAGCCGTCACCGGCAAGGGATCGCCTCGCTCCGGTGCGGCACGTGGCGGTATCGGATCGGCATTCACGGGCTGAGCAAACCGCGCAAGGACCAATACGTGGCGCTGGTCCAGGCGGCGCCCGTCACGGTGGACCGCGACAACGCCGCCGCCGAGACCGGGTGGTTCGGCATCAACATCCACCGGGGCGGGTTTGGAACGACCTCCTCGCTCGGGTGCCAGACCATTTACCCGGACCAATGGCGGGCGTTCATCGCCTCGGTCCAAGACCAACTCGCCCGCAACAATCAACACACGCTCCCTTACGTTCTCATTGAAGGCCCCGTCGCATGAACGATTTCCTGACCTCCGCCGATCCCGCAGTGTCCGACATTTTGAAGGAACTCCAGGATTGCCTCACCAATTCCAGCGGGTTGACCAATCAGCAGGAGGCCGACTGGCGGACCCGGATGTGCCTCTGGACCGGGCAGAGCGACGATGGGCGGAAATGGAAGGATCGCCTCGGGGTGGACCCCATGCCGTGGAACGGCGCGAGCGATCAGAGGGTGCGTGCCGTGGACGAGGTGATTAACGAACAGGTCGCCCTCATGCTGGAGGCGTTCTCGCGCTCGATGGTGCAGGTCACTTCCAGCCGGGGCGACAGCATGGGCGCGTCCCAACTCGTGAACCATATCCTGACGTGGCTGTTCAAGGTCCATCTCCGGAGCGACCTGGAACGCGAGCTGGAGCTGTATGCCAACTACCGCCAGCAATACGGCATGGCCGTGATGGGCGTGTGGTGGGAACAACGGCGGCAACTGGAGAACGAGGAGATCGACCTGGAGAAGACCTACGCGGACGCCCAGGACAATCCGGAGAAACTCACCAGCCTCGCCTTGCTCGTGGAGAAACTCCAGGATCCGCTGGCCGAGGAGGAAATGCTGGCGTTTATCCGGGGATATTCCGAGAGCATCTCGAAGAAACAGGCCCGGGTGATCCTCAACGAACTGCGCGAGACCGGCCGCAGCCTGGTGCCCCGCGAGACGATGCTTTCCTCGCTCCCGTGCTGGGAGGCGCTCCGCCCGTTTGTGGATGTGTTCTTTCCCGTGGCCACCAAGAGCATGCAGGCGGCCCGCTGGATCGCGAAGATCGAATGGGTGACCGCCACCGAACTGGCCGACCGCGCCACCACGGACGATTACGACGAGGCGTTCATCGACGCCGCGCTCAAGACCAAGGGCAAAGATTGGGAGGGCAACATCCTCCAGACCGCCACCGACTGGACCCGGGCCCGCCGGGGGTCCACCAGCCCGTTCCTTGAGGATGTGGAGGATCTCATCCAAATCTTCCACGTTTACCGCCGGGGCACGGACACCGACACGGGTGTGCCCGCGATTTATTGCACGGTCATCTCGCCGCATGTGCCCAAGCTGGCGGCGAAACATGAGTTGCTCCCCTACAAACACGGCCGGTTCCCGTTCGTGGCCGGGGTGCGCGAATACGTGGGCCGGTCCATGAGCGAAAGCCGGAGCGTGCCGGAGCTGGGGAAATCCCTCCAGGACAGCATCAAAGCCCAGAGCGACGCCCGGACGGACTACACCAGCATCGCCACCATCCCGCCCGTGATCGTCCCGCCCAACCGCGGCAAAACCCGGCTGGAGTTCGGGCCCGGGGTGCAACACACCGAACGCCGCTCGGGGGAACTGCGCTGGATGGCGCCGCCGCCGGGGAACCTCGGGGCGTCGGTGGAGGTGGAACGCAGCAGCCAGGAACGGCTTGACCGGTATTTCGGACGGAACACCCAGACGGTGAACCCGGTGCTCTCGCAGCTTTTGCAGACCCGCTTGGTGAACAAGTTCCTGAGCGAGGTGCAGGAGATGGCGACCCAGACCGTGCAGCTCGCCCAGCAGTATCTCCCGGAGACCACCGTGGAACGGATCACGGGCGGGCAACGGGTGCCGTTCAGCGTGAGCCGGGACGAGATCCAGGGCCAGTTTGATATCCGGATCGCGTTCGACGTGGCCAATCTCGACCGGGAATTGCTCAAGCAAAAGCTGGAGTTTCTCCAGGGGGTCATGGGCATGGATCAAACCGGACAGGTGGACCGGGCCGGGGCGGTCAACTGGGCGATGGGCTCGTTCGATCCGCTCCTGGCGCAGCAGCTCGTGGGCGATCCCCAGGCGGTGGCCGCGAACGAGACCGAGGACGAACAGAAGAATTTCGCGCTCATCACCAGCGGGGTGGAACCGCCCATGCGCGAGTCCGGACAGAACTATCAACTCCGGTTGCAGACCCTCATGGGGATCGTCCAGCAGAACCCGGCAGCGGCGCAGAGCCTGGAAGTGCGGGCGGATCGCAAGGCGCTCTTCGAGAACCGGGTGAAACATCTTCAGTTCATGATCCAGCAGCAGACCAACGCCAACACGGGAAGGACCGGGGCGGAGCCGCTCATGGAGCCGACCGCCTGACGAGCCTTCATTTCCCGCTTTTCCGTGGTTTCCGCACCGCAGCTTTGCCAGCGGTGCCGCCCCGCTTTCACTGTCTTTCCCGTGCGTTACGAACGAGCCACACAGAACGATGCCGAGAGCCGCGTGGACGGCGATTCTGTGTTCCTCGGCGTGAACACGAAGCTCCGCAAGGAATTGCTGGACCCGGGCTGGTGCGCGGGGGCGACGAACAAGGTGTTCGCCACGGGCGCAGCCGACACACGGCCCGGGTTTCGGATGCCGGTGAGTCACCGGATCGGCACGGCGGCGCTCCCGGCCAACACCTACATTCGCGGCTCGGGGGTTTACTCCGACCCGGACGGCGTGGAATACATCGTTCACGCGGCAAGCGACCGGGCTTATTTCACCCGGGAAAACAGCTCGGGGTTCAGCATCGCTTACACGGGACTCTCGACCTCCGACCCCATCGAGCTGGTGCAGGCGTTCAACCAGGTGCTCCTGTTCCGGGGTCCGGGCAAGGTGCCTTGGGTGTGGGACGGCGACATCAACACGACGTTTGTGCAGGCCTCGCAGGTGGACCCGGGCGCGGGGCTCAGCCCGATCCCGGGCGCGACGACGGCGGAGCTCATGGCGAACCGGCTTTTCATCCCCTACAGCCGGGACCAAATCGCCGTTTCCGACCTGCTCGACTACACGGCTTACGACGCGGCGCTCAATGATTTCAACGTGAACTCCGGGAGCGACGACGCGATTGTGCGCGTGTTCCCGTTCACGAACAACTCGCTCCTGGTGTTCAAGGACCAGAGCACGCATCTCATTTCCAACATTTACGGCGACCTCTCCGAGGTGCGGCTCGACCAGATCAACGCGGAGATCGGGTGCGCGGCCCGGCGTTCGGTGGCGATGGTGGGTGGGGACGTGTTCTTTCTGGCGTCGGACGGGGTCTATCGGGTGCAACAGATCATCCAGGGCCGGCTGCAAACGGGGGCCACTCCGGTGTCCGACCCCATCACCCCGTTGATCCGGCGGATCAACGAGAACGCCCGGGGCCTGTGCACGGGGGCGGTGTTGGGGCGTTACTACTACCTTGCGGTGCCGCTCGACACGGCGACCCGGCCCAATGCGCTCCTGGTGTACGACACCGTGACGGACGCCTGGCAGGGCATCCACAAAGGGCCCGTGCCGCAGTCGGCCACGGACCAGGGATTGTTCTTCGATAACCTGCTCATCTCGGATTGGGGCGGGGAGAAACGGCTTTACGGGATGTATCACGGACCGGCCGGGGGGTCGGACAATGCGCAGTCCGGGGCGTTCCTGCTTTACGACGGGGTGACGGATCAATGGAACGGGGTGGAGTATCCCGTGGCGGACCAGATCGAGACCCGGGGATACACCTTCAAAGATCATCAGCCGAAGGTGCTGCGCCGGATCAGTTTCAACCTGGAGACGTGGGCGCCGAGTGTGACGGTGGATCTGCTCACGGACGGTTACAACGAGACGACGAGCACGGGCCCGGCCATCACCAAAAGCCGGACCCGCTACTACACGCACGGGGTGCCCGACTGGAACCCGAGCAACGCCGCGCTCGATCACGCCACGCCGCGGCGGGAGGATTACTCCGTGGATCTGGCCGTGCCGATTCTGCTCGACCCGCCCGGGGTGGATTTCGACGCCCGGCAAACGATCCTTGAGAAACGGGCGGTGTCGGCCACGGCGCGTTCCGTGTCGATGCGGATCAGCAACACGCAAGGCGTCTGCGCGGTGACGGCCACCACGGTGGAGGCCACCAACCCGCAGCGCACCCTGAAACCACTCGCATGATTCTCACAGTCACACCAGGCATCAATCTTTCGAGCGTCACCGGGCCGATCAGCAAGGGGCAGCTCAACCAACTCGGGCAGCCCACGGTGGGGTTGGTGCCGGGAAGCGTGGTGACGGCGGACACAAATTTCGTTTCGTTGAGATGCACGGATGGATCCTTCCCGAACTACGAGCTCTACAATACCGCCGGGCCGGTCGATAAGAAACGCGCTCGGCTAGCACACACCGCACTTGGACATATCGTAATAGACCGCGTCAACGACGCTTACACGAGCGCGGCCGGCGTTGTCGGGTGGGACGCGTCAAACAACATGACGCTTTATGGGCCCAGCTTGACCGTCAACGGGTCGATTAAGAATGTGACAGGCGCGGTTACCGGTGCTTCGGACGCATCCGCGTGGACGATTGGCGCAGGATCCAGCACACCGGGCACCGGCACGGGTGGGGGATATATTCAACTTTTCGGTGGCACTCATTCCACATGGCCGGGCCGAGTGTTCTTCGGGACGGGGACCAATACCCACGGCGGATTGGACGCCTCCGGGAACCTCGGCCTTGGGACGTTAACTCCAGGAGCGCGGTTGCATGTGGTGGGCGGGGATGTGCTGCTGGAGAACAACCGCAAGCTTGTGATGCCCGACGCTTCTGGAGGCGCGGCAGCATTGATCACCCAGTCGGACAACAATTGGGTGTTCTACGGAACCAGCTCAACCGGAGCGGGTCGCGTCATCGCTACCTGCTTCATGCGCAGCGACACCTCGGCGTTCACGTTCAACGCGCCGCTGAAGATCGGCGCGTCGGGCGCGGAGATTAAGACCGTGCTGACCACGGTTTACACAGGCCCCACACGCACACTCACTGCCGGAACAACGGCGTCAAATACCATCACGCTGACGGGGGTTCCCAATACGAGTGTGTGTGCGTTGACCATCACGCCGACCCCGGCCTCCTGGGTCGATGACAGGATCGTGATCAGCGCACGGCTGACCGGCAATCCCAACGAGGTCAAGGTCGTTTGGTACAACCCCTCGGCGGTCTCGATCTCCCTCGGGAGCGAGCAATACCGAATCGAGGCAACCATTTATTAA